AGGGACCGGTAACCGCGGTTCCTCGGTCATGGATTGACAAGGAAGAAAAGACCGAACTTCCCGGTGAGCTGTTTAACGGGTATGATCCCCAAAACCCTTGGCCCTACCTTGTCACGAGTAACCCGACAAAGGCGCTCAGCTATAATGGGATTGCCTACATCGCTGAGCAAGACTACGCCCTGACTGATGCAGCGGGTGTCCACGTCCACAGCTTCGAGTGCGTCGGCCCGTTAGCGGAGACACTGAGCGACATCGGAAACGATGATGACGCTGACTGTGCCCTGGTGATCGAGCAGCTTTTGACCAACGCTGCCTGGGGGTCTTATTTCCCCGAAGCCTATATCAGTGATTTCTATCTCAAAGGCGGGACGGGCACTACCTCCTACCAATGCTACTGCAAGGCGATGGGTTTTGGCCTGTCGCCGGTTTTGGCGAGTGCGGAGTCTTCGGCTGACGTTATTCAGCGCTGGCTCGACTTCACCAACTCGACCGTGGTATGGTCGGACAACGTCTTGAAGTTCATCCCCTACGCTGAGACGAATGTCACCGGGAATGGTTTTACCTGGGTGGCCAGCACAGCCCCGCTCTACAACCTTGATGATACCGACTATGTTGCCTTGAATGGGGATGACCCGGTCAAGATCAACCGGATCGACGTATCCACTACTGATAACGTCATCCGCCTTGAGATCAAGGATCGGGCGAACCGGTACTCTGTGCTTCCCGTTGAATGCACCGATGAGAGTGCAATCCAGCTCTATGGGAAGCGTGTCGGCAGCACGATAACCGCCAATGAGATTTGCTTGACCGCAATGGCCTCATTGGTGGGCCAGCTAATGCTGCAGCGAAAGCTGTATATCCGAAACCAATACAAGTTCACGCTGAGCTGGGAATACTGTCTGCTTGAGCCCATGGACGTTGTAACTCTAACTGATAGTCGGTTGGGGCTTAACCAACGTCCTGTGCGAATTGTGGAACTCGAAGAAGATGACCAGGGTAACCTGCTCTTTACAGCCGAGGACTTCATCGAGGGTATCGGCCAAGCAACGGCCTATCCCAAGCAAAGCGTGGTAAACAACCCCATTAACACGGGCGTGGCAGCACCAGACGTGAATACCCCGATGATCTATGAGCCGACGTCTCAGCAGACAAACGGCGCAGCACAGATTTGGGTAGCGGCTGCGGGGAGCGGCCCGAACTGGGGCGGTGCTGAGGTTTGGGTGTCCACGGACGATGCAACCTACCAGCAGCTGGGGACTATCGAAGAGCCGGCAACACAGGGGGTCTTGACGGCAAACCTTGCTGACTACACGGGCGCTAACCCCGATGGAGTCAACACCTGCTCGGTCGACCTCACAGAGTCCGGAACACAGATGCTCTCGACCAGCGCTGTGGATGCACAGGCCGGCGTGACCGCGGCTGTTGTGGGAAGTGAGGTGTTTTCTTACGTCTCCGCAAATCTTACGGCGCCTTTCGAGTATGATCTCACTCAGCTGTATAGGGGCCAGTTTGGCACGGAGCCGGGAGCTCACGCTACGGGCGACAAGTATACCCGCCTGGATGACGCCGTGGAGAAGATTAGCTTGCCCAATGCTTATATCGGCCAGACCCTCTACGTCAAGTTCGTATCGTTTAACCAGTTTGGCCTTGGCCTTCAAGACATATCGACCTTGACGCCTTACACCTACACGCCGAAAGGTGTGGTTGCTTCGGGAGTAATCCTGAACAACTTGAGGACCGGCATCCCGGTAAACCTCGGCCAAGTCGCCACGCCCACACAGGGTAACGTCAACCTCGGCTCGCTGCCTATCGTCGGCGCACCGATCAACTTAGGGACAATATAATGGGTACTTCACTTCAACTCATCCATGATACAGATACCAACCTCAACGACTACACTGGGCTCATGGGAGAGGTCACCGTTTCGACCAATGATGGTCGGCCTCGTTCGAGCGCGGGCATTGCTGGCGGCAAAAAGCTTGCGTTCCTTGAGGACTTTGATCCTCAGGATTGGCAGGTTCCTCCCCTCAACCTCGGGTGGATCGGGCTTGGCGGCGCCTGGCGCAATCCGCGGTACCGTATCGACAGCTCAGGACTGGTCACGATTGAAGGGGCAATGCAACACGCTACAGCTTCGACCGATGGTGTGATCTTCACCCTCCTCGCGGGGTATCGCCCGACCGCTGACCTTATCTTCTGTGGTTATTCTGCGGGAGGTCTTTGCCGATGGAATGTCAAGTCTAACGGTAATGTTGAAGTAGCCGCGTCTAACATGTTCTTCACGACCATGTCGGGCATCCAATTCTATATTGATTAGGAGAAGTATCATGATGTTAACTTGGCTTGCCGACGTCTTGCGAGCTGCAGGACTTAATGTTGTCGAGGAGGAGGGCTGGAAGGATCGCGGTCGCGGACCTATGTCCACAGTTCGGGGCGTCATGCTTCACCACACCGCAGGATCGAAGAGGGGCAACTCGCCCAGCCTTCGTCTTGTGAGGGATGGCCGAAGCGATTTGCCCGGGCCCCTGTCCCAGCTGTTCCTTGCGCGGGATGGGACTTTCCACGTTGTCGGCGCTGGTCGATGCAATCACGCTGGCGCGGGGTCCTGGCACGGGGCTTCGGGCAACTCAGCCTTTATCGGCATCGAAGCCGAGAACGCGGGCGATGGGACCGATCCCTGGCCCGATGCCCAGATGGATGCTTACGAGCGAGGCGTAGCTGCTATCCTCCTTCACCTCGGCCTTGATGATGTCATGGCTGTGGGGCACAAGGAATACGCAACTCCCCGAGGTCGTAAGATTGACCCATCCTTCGATATGGTGGAGTTCCGGGAGAACGTCGAGAGGATCATGACAAGCGCCGAGGGTCGTCGCACGGTGACTCCGGTACCGCCTAGCCGAGTCATGCTTCGGAAGGGTGACCGCGGTCAATCCGTTGTCCTTCTTCAGACAAAGCTCGGGATTACTGCGGATGGCCAATTCGGTCCCGGAACCGACCGGGCCGTTCGCGCATTCCAACAATCCAAGGGGCTGACTGCCGACGGCCTTGTGGGTCCTGCAACCTGGAAGGCACTGGGGGTTTAAGATGAAAAAGTGGTTTCCCGAATGGCCGCCCAAGGATTGGCGGTCTTTCATCGCGCTGATTGCTTCAATCGGTGGGGGTGCAGTTGCTTTCATTCTTGCTTGGCGAGTGATGACTCTCATTGGGTCTGCTCGCTGGTATCGAGAAGGCATGAGCGCAGCTCAGCTGTTCGAGATTGTCAAGCTGCAGCTTGCATCGATGGAGACGATGGCCAAAGGTTCTTGGATACTCATGGCCCTCTCAATCCTCGGCCTGTGGTTCGTTCTCGGGCGTCGGTCGATCACGATCCAGGGACCGGGCGGTACCAAGATCGAAGCGGGTGGCGGGTCTGATGATACTCACCCGAGCGTGACTACGGTCACCTCGACTACCGTCAAGCCAGGAACCCCTGGCGACGAGACGAAGTAAGACGGTATCCGCCCGCCGGGCGGGTGGTTGGTCCCGGGCTGTACTGTCCCTCCGGTCCGGGGCCAACCTCATAATCATAAGTCTTGAGCACTCGCTCGACTTCTATCGATAGCTCCAAAGCATCCTCATGTCTGTGAAGCTCTGCCTGCAGTCGACCCTTCTCCTTTGACAAGGACAATCCCACAGGGTCGAAGTCCGCTCTCGGCTTGAAACGGTCGACCATGCGCTGGCACCGCTCCAGCTTTCGCTGAGTCCTGAACAGCTGGTTCTTGATCTCGACCCGAGCGGCAATCATGGTAGCGAGTATCTTGTCTCGAATGTTCTCGAAGACCGGATCATCGCTCGAGCCGTCAGGACGCTGCGCTTCGATTACCGAGTGCATGGTCGTCTCAATGAACGCCTGGACGCGCTGAGGCGTTGCCTTGAACTCGTCTGTCCTTCCTGTAGCGTCGTAGCGCTTGCGTCGATCTGAGTCCCTCAGTACATCATAAGCAGCCTGTAGCTCATGGAACTGATCGGTGTCACCCGTTGGCTTGTCGGGATGGTGCAACGCAGATAGCCGACGATAGGCAGCTTTAATCTGCTTATTGCCGGCCTTCTGGTCCACGCCCAAGACGTGGTAGGGGTTCATTGCGGGTTGGCCTCTTTCTGTGCGCGATTGAACGCTTCCACTCTTGATCGAGTTTCATCGATGGATCGCCAAGTAGCCGCGAGCTTGGCCCGACAGTCATCACCGACCTCGAAGCTGTCTGCGATGAGCTGAGCAATCTGCACGTCTGTGGAGACCGTTCGCCTCTCGAGCCGAGCCATGCACTCACGTAGTGCTGGGTCCGGCTCAGCGAAGACCATCCGATCCCGAACGACCACCCGGATTTCCGGCGGTGGAGCCCGGCCCCCACAGGCGTTCAAGAGTGTCGAGGATGACAGGAGCAACAGGCTGAGCAGTTGCGGGCGGCGAAGCAGAATTGATCGCATTGCGTATCTCCCTATAGGTTTGAGCTCGTGCGGTTGCAGCAGCCCTCTCGGCAGCGGCGATCTCCTGGTTATTCTGGCGGATTTCGTCGTTAGCCTTGGCGGTTTCTTGGTTCTGGCGATTGGTCTCGACGGCGCCTTCGAGCTGACCCTCAAGCCGAACCTTGTCGGACTTCAGGGTCTCGTTCTGCTGCTCGATCTCGTCAATGTGTGCAAAGTGATCCCGAACCGCGTCATAGGCGAGGTAGAGGACCACAGCTGCGGCAATGCCAATACCGAGGCGAAGCAGTAGCTTCCAGGTAACATCGAAACCGAACAGCTTAAATAGGACAGTTCCCATCGTCTACTCCTTCGGTATCTGCTGGTCGTAAAGGGCCCTTACCCACCTAACGAGTTCGGGGTTCGCGCGATAACCGGCATGCCATACCGTTTCGATCTTTCCTTTACAGCCCAGCTCTTTGAGGATCGCGCGAAGTCTGGAGACACGGACATCAAATATCTTGGGTTCGGGTCCGCCATCAGACCGGTCCCCATACATGATGCTGTGGAATGTGGATCGTGAGATAACTGCGGGGGCTCGCTTCACCAAGATATAAATCATGGTGGCAAGCGTATGTGTCATGCCATACCTCAGTGCCATCAATGCACCCAGCTCTCTGCTTGTGCCCGTCAGCTCAGACAGCTGCCGACGCAGGAGTTCGTTCTCTTCCTCAAGCTGTTGTTCTCGTGATGGTTCCATGGCTATGCCCCTTCAATCCCGCGATGAGGGTATGATACTTCCCATTCATCTTTGAGTCAATGGGCAGATATAGAACGCTTTTACGTCCTTAGGCGATCATCATGATGGTATGCCAGGGCAGCGCTGGGCGATTGATGAGCTCGGTCGTCGGCGTATGAAGTGACGCACTGCGCATCGACTAGTCGATTTGACCTCAGCGCTCGACGTTCGCACCTACCAGAAGGGGCCCCAGGCGCGAACCCAGGACCCCTCGGAGGAATAGTGATGGCGTGTTGACGATCAATCGTCGTCTTCGTCCTCGTCGTCCTTAGACTTCTTAGTCTTCGCCTTCTTGGCCTTCTTGTCGGTCTTCGCCGGCTTCTCGGCCTTGTCCTTCTTCTTCGACTTCTTGGCGGGCGCTTCGTCCTCATCCTCGTCGGCCTTGGCCTTGATCTGCTCGATCACCTCCTTCAGCTCCGACTTGGAGTTCCAGCCATAGGCCTTCCCGGCTTTTTCGATGCCCTTGTTGCGGAGCTGGACGCGCACCGAAGCCGGCTTGATGCCCAGTTCCTCGGCGATGTCCTCGACGCCGTATTTGAACTCGCGTTCGGCCGCCTTTTCGTTCTTCGCATCGACTTTTTCCGACTTGTTACTTTTTGACTTGTCCTTGGCCATTGAAATGTCCCTTCATCATGGTTCGCGTTTCAATCGATCATAGAACGCTTCCGTGATCGACTTTTTCTTTACTACAGCAGAAACGATATCCGTGTCAATAGATGATCGAACCACCAGCAGAAAAAAATCTGCCGTCTCGTTTTGTTCTAGGAAGTCGCCCCGGCTAAGCATCTGGTCATAATCGATATAGGAGTGGCCCATCGAATACACGAAGAACTTACGAGCCCGGTATAGATCGACGCCCACCCCACCAGTTTTCTGCTGGCAAACCATCCAATCATACTTGCCCTTTTGAAAGTCTAGCAGCATGTTGGTTCGACGAGGGTCTTTCTTCAGGTCCTTTACCTTACCCCACAGCTTGGCACCTCGCCCGAGGTTCATTCGCTCAAGTATCCGGGCTATCAGATGAACTTCCCAGACAAACCTGCAGAAGACTACAAAAGGCTTGCCGGGCTCGACGTGCTTCCGGATTGCACGGCGTAGTCGCCGGCGCTTGGTCGTCCCGATCCTGTGGACCTCGCCCTCCTCGTCCTTGATATGCCCTCCGGTGATTTGCTGCAACTTTCCGATCTGCGTAATTTTGAGCGGCGTCTTGATCGCTTTGCCCTTGACCCGGACAAGCATGTGCTTTTCCAGCTGCCGGTACTTTTTCTCCTCCGCTGGATCAAGGTCGAACTTGATAAGGTGAACGCGGGCAGGATCGATCCCGGCATCCTCCTTGCTGATCCTCATGACGTGCGGACTGATAAGGTCGGCGTATTCCTCCATCCGATCTTCGCGCATCGGCGCTTTGCGCTTGGCAATCTGATAGGCGAGCATCATCTTCTGACGCTGCACCATGCCCATCTTTTTCTTGAGATCGATTGTCGGCTTGACCAGGAAGTGATCCTCGAAGTCGCCCCAGCCATCGCCGAGCGCATTGACTTCGACAAACCGCATGATTGCCCACAGGTCCTTCGGGTCGAGGTCCATGGGTGTTCCGGTCAGTGCGAGCCGGCGCTTCGCAGCCCGGGAGATCATCGCAGCATCCCGGCTGGATTGTGACGTGCGGTTCTTCAGTCGCTGTGCTTCGTCCCAAACCATCCGATCCCACTTGCGCCGCTTGAGCTTATCGCGGATCGGTGTGACCTGCTCTGGGTTCAGCATCAAGACGGCATGGGTATTGGGGATTGAGTGCTTGCCTACGCTCTTCCGGTAGGCGTCATACTCTTTCAGGCTAAGGCACACACGATAGTGGGGCAGCTTCTCTTGGAAGAACTTTACCCATGTGCTTTTCAAATTGGTCTTTGGCCCAACGAGGAGTACGTCTAGGGTGCTTAGTCTTTCCACCTCTAGCACTGCGCCCGTAACCCATGTCTTCCCCGTGCGTTGCGCGAAGAGTGCGGCAAATCCATCGGTAGAGACGATTGCCTCGACGCCTCTTTTCTGGTGTGGCTTGAGCAGCTTTAACCAAGGCGACTGCTTGTGAAGGGCTTTCCACGATACAAGCGATAGCTCCCTGTTCACGCCATTCAGCGAGAGTCTCGAGTTGAAGCTCGCTAGGCTTTCCTTTGAGCGGCACTTTAACCTCAAATCCGTAGAACTGCCCATCGACGCACCCAATGATGTCTGGCTGGCCACTTTCTTGAAAGGCTGACCCATGAACCTTAAACCACTTTCCTCCGACCTCTTTTAGAAGAGCCTTTCTTATCCGCTGCTGTATGCGCGTCTCGGCTTTTTTGCTCATAGTAGGCCGCCATCCTTTTCATCTCTTCGACTGTCGCGTTTGCCTTAAGCCAGTTGGCGCGCCAGCTGATGACTTCGACATTGCCCTTGACGTAACCGCGATCATTGTTGACGCGATCAACCGACGGTAAGTTATCCCGAGAGCCTTCCCAGAGCAGCGGAATACCGAGTACCGGGCAGTGCGCTGGTACAACCAGGTCATCCTCCTCGATGTCAAACTCGAGGCCCTGCTTCTTGCATTTGCTGCGCAGGTTGTAAATCCACCACCTCTGTGGACTTGCCGCTTTAACGCGACGATACCGTGAAGCCTGGCTTTTCTTCTTGATATCCACAGAGGCGTAGGGCATTAGTCGATAACCTTAAATCCCAGGAACTTCATGGTATCTCCCTCCTTGACCCAGGTGGGCAGTACGTTCTTTGCGTCCTTCGGTATATCGGGGTGAAATACCTCAATATCCATATTGCCGGAAGGATCACAACCGAGAGACGTGCCCTCAGGTAATTCCAGCAGTTTAACCATCAGGGGTTCTGAGATTTTCATCCAAGCCATAGTATTCCTCCAGCTAAAAGAAAGGGCGACCCGATTGCTCGAGCCGCCCCTCCCGTCCAGGGCGACCCGACGGGATCAGTCGTCGTCGTCTTCGAGAAGGTCGGCCTCCTCGAGTGCTTCGAGCACCGCGGCGACCTTCTTCTTCAGGTTCTTGTAGTCGTCGAGGTCGACTTCGTCGTCCAGGCCGGCTTCCTCGAGCAGCTCCTCGAGTTCGTCCTCGTCCATGTCCTCGACATCATCGGTCGACCAGGTCTTCTTCTTGGACTTCTTCGCGGGTTTGCCCTTGCCCTTCTTGGACTTGGGCTCATCATCCTCGTCGTCCTCGTCATCGTCATCGTCTTTCTTGGAAGACTTCTTCGACTTGGACTTCTTGGACTTTTTGGACGACTTTTCGTCCTCATCGTCTTCGTCCTCATCTTCATCCTCGTCGTCATCATCGGACTTCGACTTCTTGCCCTTCGCCGGCTTGCCCTTCGACTTGGACTTCTTGCCCTTCTTGGGCGCGTCGTCCTCATCTTCATCCTCGTCCTCGTCGGTATCTTCGCCGTCGTAGTTGTCGAGGCTGTCGAAGTCGGTCAACTTGGCGCGCTTCTTGCCGTTGTAGATTTCATGGGTCATGACACCCACGAACTCCTTGTCGATCAGCTCGGGCAGGTCGATTTCCATCTCGTCCTCGGGAACCTCTTCGCCGAGCGCGGTCAGGAATGCGTGAAGCTTCCACAGACTGTTCTCGGTCAGCGGGCAATACAGGTAGCCCTTGACACCCTTGTATTCGCCTTTAGTGATTTCGCAGACGAAGGCGATCATGTCACCCGAGGGGCCCCTGTCGGACTTGGCCTCGAGGACCTTCATCACATAATCGCCCTCGGGCGGAGTCTTGCGACTCTCGACTCCCTTGAAGTTGACCTTCACCGAGGAGGTCTTTTTTCGGCTACGCGCCATCATTCAATTCCTTTCATAATTTTCTTGATCTTCCGGAAGGTGGGATCGACGATATAATCCGGGGCCTCGATCCCCTTGGGCTTCCGGATTTTTGTGGTGTAGACCTCGTTGGGGCCTAACCTCAAACAGTAAATCTTTTCGATACGCTTGACCGTTTTCTTGGTCTTCGGGTCCTTTTCCTTGGTCACCTTGACCTTGATAAAGGTGTTCCCGATAACTGAAACTGAGGCGCACAGGTCGGAATTAACCGACGGCATCAACCGAGTACCAACCTCGGGAGCCAGCTGATCAATTCCGTCGTCTTCCTCATCACCCGCGTTGAAGATACGCTCCTGAGCAATAAACACGGACTCGACGGGCAGGTTACGAATGTCCATGATGACCGCTTTGAGGTCGCCGGCGATGGCCCCCCAGTCCTGCTTGTGAAGAGTGCCGAAGTCACCAGCACGTTTGCTGCCCTTGAGCTTTTTCTTGGCCCCCATCTCTTCGACAAGGATGCCCTGAAGCTGTGTCATGGTGTCGAGCACAACGGTCTTATAGATCAGCTTCCCGCGCTCGGCCTGTTTGTGGAGCCAGAGGATTTGCTCCTTCAACTCATCCGAGGTCTCGATCTCCACCACGTCGATGTCTTCAACGTCACTGATGCTGTCAGTCCCGTTGTCACGAATGTTGAAGTAGAGGATCGGCTTGGGGTAGGTAGACGCCAGGGTGGTCTTACCTGTGGAGCTCCTGCCGTAGAGGGCGGTGCTGCCGTGGTGCTTGACTTCGGAGATGGGCTTAGCGCCGGGTGCCCTCCCTCCTCTGTCTTTTTTACGAACTTCTGTCGCCATGGTTAGTGATCCTTTGCTCAGGTTTGCTTGTATATCACGGAAGCGAGTGCCCTGCAACCGTCATTTAATCCTCCGCTCGGTCCTCATCCCGCTTATGTGAGGTGTTTTCGGTCTGGTACTCTCGGTTAATGATCCAGTCGACATCTGCTCCGGTAGCCTCGGCCTTGCACAGAGGCTGATAGTCGCACCAGGTGCAGTGCCGGCCGATGTTCTGATCCTTCTTGCGACCGTGGAACTCTTGGATTTCTCGCGCGGTGTCCACAAAGTCGTCCCAGATGTTATCTACAATCCGGCGCTTGACCGGACTATAGACCCGGATAAACCGATTGCGGAGATTAGCCTCGGCATCGGTCAGCAGCTTCTGGTTATCCCTTCGCTTCAGCCCCTCCTCCTTGAGCCACCGCTTGATCCTTGAGGGGGTAGAGTCGATCCGAGCCTGGGAAACCTTGCCTGCTTTTGTAAGCTCACCCGGGACGTTCAATGGCTTGCTGGACACGTAGTCCCACATAACCCCGTCGATGCTCGGGAAGCCCATCTCCTCGAGAGCCTTGAAGTATACAGCCGCTTGGACTGACCTCCATCGATCATCCTCGCTCGGCATCCGATTAAACGTCTTGTGCTCAACCAGCCACTTCATCGCTTTCGCTTTACCGACCGCGTCGATCTTGCCGGTAAACCAGAGAGCGTCGTCCAGTTCAATGCGAAACTCGAACTCGCTCCGGCGACCATCATGCTTCATCGGCTTAAATGTGCCATCCCAAAAGATGAAGTAGTCGGTCATGATGTCCCGAATGTCCGCGATGATGTTGCCATACATCTCGATCTCTTTTCGGAACAGCTTTTTGTTGTCGAGCTCAACCTTATTGAGGACCTCTTCCCAGTCATGGCCTTCAAGGTCCGCCTCGATAATCTCGTGAACAATCCGACCAAACATAAAGGGTCGCTTGATCTTCTTTTTCTGAAGCATCAAGACGAACTTGTTATGGTATTGCCGACGGCACTGCCGCCAGGTCTTCACCTTTGACTGGCTGACGTTAATCTGACCGTCACCCGTAAGGACGGCGCTGTGGTCATGGGCCGGCGCTACACCACTCTTTTTCGCCGCAAACCCTTGTCCGTGCTTGGGGTCGATGATGAGTTGTCGTTTTGAGCTTTTAACCATTTTCCTAAGTCCTTTCCTGCGCCCCAAGGGCCAACCTTACCATCTGCTTCAATCGGAACACTCATCTCGATCTCGAAGTCATCGAGCAACTCGGGATGACTCATGATCTCGAGCCCCCGGTTAAATACGTGCTCCACCTTATCTTTGCGAACCCACATAAGGATGGCGTCATGCACAGTGCCGACAATACGGAACCACGACTTGTGGAATTCTTTACGCATCTGGATCGCCGCCATCAGGTTCAGCTCGTTGGCGAACGACTGCACCGGCGAGTTGATCGCCTGGCGCTGTGCTTCGCGCCTCTCAGGCGTATCACGACCGGTCGCAGCAGCCGGTAGTCGACGTTTGCGCCCGCTGAGTGAGCGAACGTAACCGTTGACCTGTGCGAACCTACGCTGACGCTCGTGCCACTTTGGGAACCCAGGATACAGCTCGAAGAAGGCTTCACGGGATGCCTGTGCCTCATCATCTGTGACGTTGACACCGTAGTTATCTCGGGCATATATCTTAAACTTCTTCCACCACATGCCGTAGAGATACCCGAAGTTGATCGCCTTTGCTTTCTTACGTGTCTCCTTCCAGTTCATGAACTCGACGCCGGGGTATGTTTGTTCCCACATGTCCATCAAGCCTTCGCAAGCCTTACCCCCTAACTCAAGGATATACTCGATGGCTTCGCTGTAATTCATCTTCACATATTCTTTACCCTCGAGCTCGTGGTGGAATTTTATGGTTTGTCGTATTTCCCTCTTGTATCCTGCTCCTCGCTCGATTTCTCGAATAGCAGTCTGCCAGTGAGGGTCACCTCCTGAATTGAAGACTCCCAGTAGATTGTGCTCATCCGCCAACTCGGCAGCGATCCTGAGCTCGATCTGAGAGAGATCCATTTCGATAAGCTCCCAACCATCGGGAGCAGTAATGAGTGTTCTAATACGGGGGTCTCGGGGAACCTGCTGTAGATTGGGATGCTCACAAGAAAGCCGACCGGTAACGGTACCGTGCAATTTGAATACTGGATGCAGCCGTCCGTTAAGATCAAGGTAAGGTTTCCATCCCTCGATGAAACCGGAGAGTTGCTTCTGTGCAGCCCTAAACTTGAGAAGGTCGCCGACCATCGGATGGTCGATACGATTGAGAACGGACTCACTGACGCTCTCCTTGCCGGCTTTGGTCTTTTCGACAGACTTGATCTTAAGGTCTACAAATAAGAGGTTGCCCAGTTGATCGGGACTGCCCCAGTTGATCTTGCCGGTCTTCTTGTCAACCTTGGACGCTTCCTTGCCCCAATTCTCGAGGTTACCGAGTGCGGTGGCTAATTCCTCGCGCAGGTAGTTTTCCGCATCGTCCATCTTGTCGAGATCGATTTGGATACCCGTAAACTCAGCTTCAATGAATAACTTGATGCACGGGATCATGATCCAGTCATGGACCCGCTTAACATCATGGTCCTCCTCGAGCATCTTCTTGAGGATGAGCCTCAGCTTCCGGGTATAGTAAACGTCATGGGCTGCATATTTGGCATTCTTTGGTGACCAAGCAGTCTTTTCCTTACCTTCAACGTCCCAGTCGGGTGCACCGATAAACTTCTGCGCGAGGTATTTCAGTCCATGAAAGTCATTCTCATCCACCAAGTAGTGGGCGAGCATCGTATCAAAGTCGACTGTCCACTTGACGCCGAAACGAACCAGCATCCACAGGCAGTCGAACTTGCCATTGTGGAATACTGTGAAGCAATCCTTGAGCTTTCGAGTTGCGAGCTTTACGATCTTCTCGAGCTCATGGCGTGACCAGACGCCCGCGGTTTCCATCGGGACTACCCATTGACGCTTGCGACAGCCGAACTGCATAGCCACGACAGCGGGCTGGTTACCGCTGTGGGTGGCTCGGTGTTCTTTGATGGCATCCTGTGAAGCCCGTCCGGAAGCAACAAGCTCGTCAAGCTGTGTAGTGAAGGGGTAAAGGCGGGTGCACTCCAAGTCGATAGCGACAGTGCCCCGTATGTCCCTGAGCATCGCTTTCACCTTGTCCCAGGTGTCCACGATATGGTAGTCCAGCTCACGCTCTTCAGGAATGCCACCGAAGTCGACGCACTCCCTCAGTCGCTGGAGGTCGGACTCGATGATGTCGATCCACTTATCATCATGGAGCGCCTGGTTCGGATGGAGGATCGGGAGGACGACCCTTTTCTGGTGTTCGAGCGGCTTGCCCCTGAGCTTCCTGATACCGGCTCGGTCAAGGACAGCCTGACACGGAGTATTTCCAAGAAGGACGACATACCGAGGGTCTCGCTTATCGATCTTTGCCAGGAGCTTTTCCTTGGCATTCTTAATCATGGTCTTGGTGACGTTTTTACCCTCAGGCGGGCCTTCTTCGAGGACGTTTATCCACCGAAAGTCTCGCTCTTCGAAGCCCGCCTGGTTTAGAGCATCCATCAATATAGACTTGGCGCGAGGATTGATCTGGGGCTGTTCCCCGATGATCATTACTTGTCGTTTGCTCATTGAGTCACCACTACGCGCCGAGAGAAGTTATCGACAACATATCCTGCCGGTGTCACCAAGTAAACTTCTATCACTCCATGAAGTCGACTAAGGTGACTGGTATCACGATAGGGTGTTTCATAGAAGATGCGGTCAACCTGGATACCGGTCATCCCCTTATCCCGTTCGCGGATGATATAGTCGACGCAAGCACTACACGGGCTATCTGTGCAGTACAGGTCCACGGGCTTGCGGTGCCGGCCGAGCAGGAGGGTCTTTGCCTTTTCCAAAGCATTAACCTCGGCGTGACGGGTTCCGCATTTACCGGGCACTACACCGGGGCAAGAGTTTCCCGCGCAGTGAGGCGCGCCGGGCTCATGACCATTGTAGCCAACCGCTATGGGGTTGTTCCCCTGGATGACGATTGCGCCGACGTTCAAACGGAAACAGGTCGAGCGGCGTGATGCCGCCCGAGCCATGTCCATGAACATTTGCTCTCTGCTTATTCTCCCCATTTGTTCAGCCTCCATTCCTCGATCCAGGCCGAGCAGGACTGCCCGTTGTGGAACCAGGCTACGTCATAGGTGACGTTGAGGCCCGTTCCGCGAATGTTAACCGCCAAGATTAGACCCACAATCACTCCGCTATCGTCGCGGTCGATGGTTACCTGATCCCCGATGTCGAAAAGGGTGTTAATCTGCATCAGATCAACTCCCAATCCGGCTTGAAGGAATGCAGGGAGCCAATCTGCATGACGAAGTCGCCCACCTTCACGTCCTTCCACCGAGGATCACGCGACCGGAGCTGATGCAGCATCCAGATGACGAGGCGAGCCGTCAAGTAAAGATCGTTGCGGAGGTGCTTGACGAAGTCACAGCTGCGAATATGGTAGTTGATCGAGAGACGGTCATTCCGCATCATGAAGTGATAGCCGAGGGTGCAGGGTGCTCGCTTCTCACCGCCGCCGGTGTCCTCGGGGAACCACACAGGCAAGTAGGCCTGCCGCGTCAGCGGATCATCGATCATCAGGTCCACCACGTCTCGAAGGTCGCCATACTCATACACGATGCCCTTCATGGTTGTGACCTTGCCCGTCTGGAAATAGTCCCGATAACGCGACCGATAGTCTGAGCGCGAAGAAGTCGGCTCCGCGATAACGTGAGCCTGCTTCGGCCAATACCGCTCCATGTAGTTATGATTGAACTTGCCCCGACGGTCGAGGAACGACTCGGCGCCTCGGCCTTTGTTCCAGGGCCAGTGCTTGAACTCCGTGCCCGGATTGATCGGGTAGCCACTTACCCGTTCCTCGAAGTGATTGTCAGCCCAGGGGAGGTCAGGCCCAATATGCCGAGCGTAAGCCTCGAGGTCTTCTTCGTAACCATCCATGGGGATTTCGAGGTGCAGGTGAGTTACCTCGAGGCATGCCATATTGGGATTAGCCGCAATCTCAACGCCCTGCCAGCGCCGACTGTGGACGATCTCACCACCGCCTTTTAGGCGAGCCCGGACGTCTTCAATGGCGGCTTCAAAATCTCGATACATCATTCTTCATCTCCTTCAGGTTCTTCATAGCCTCGGGTATGACCCGGGTGGTTGGCTCTCAAGTAGTCAATCAGTTTGCGGCGAAGCTTACCCTTGATGCGCTTTTCAGCATCGACCTTCACTCTCTGCGACTGGGCGTGTTTGGCAATACCGCGATGATGTTCCTCGCACAAGTAGCGGGCGGTCCACTTGATACACCAGTCGTAGAAATACCGATCCTTCTTCTTGAGCTTTTCAAGTTCAGCAATCGGGTCTTCTAGGTGCGGGATCACCGTCGCAAAGTAAGCGGGGTGGACCGTGATGTTAGCGAAGTGACACCGCATCCCCAGAAACTCCATACCGCTAAAGTCGAAGTCCTTGAGCAGGACATCGCGGATGAAGACCAGGTCGGCGGGAAACTTCTTGAGCAGCTCGGTCGTGCGGTAGAAACAGTCGATGAAGTACTGTCCTTTCTTACCGCCTTTTA